GCTGCTGGCAGTCCTCGCGGATCGCCTTGATGTCGTCTCGCATGTCGACGATGGCCTGCTCGGCTTTGGCAAGCCGATCTCTTTCCTCGGGGGTCATGACGGCTTACTCCTACTCAATTTTTGCGCGGCGAGGCCGGCGTCCAGAGGGCACGCCAGGCCGTCACGACGCACCATGACGATCGTCCAGGTGCCTGTCTCGGCGCTCTCAAACAGCACGATCATGTAGCCGCGCGCGGACATGCCCCGCCATGTCGGCACCTCGCCGTGGCTGCGCTCAAGCCTCTCCGCCGCTTGGGCGAGATCCATGCACGGGTTTTGCGCCATCGCCGCAGGCGTAAAAAAAGCCGCCCAAAGAGCGGCTGCTGCGGCGAGAGCGCGGGAGGTCATTGGTCTTTCATTTGCGTTATTTCTCGATGGGCGTTGGCGCGCTGCACATCCTCGTCTTGCGTTTGTGCCACCGCGACGCGGCCAAGATCTAGCAGCTCAGCAGCCAGTCGATAGCCGCTTTCGCCTCGGCCAGCTTTTGTGCCCAGCTTTTTCAAGATCTCAAGGCCTTCTGGCGTTGCACTAGCCTCTGCGACAGCCGAAATGAGCCGATCCGCAGAAATGCCAGTTGTCATGCTCACCAGATATTGCCGGGGCCGAGACAACATCTCGGCGCGCTTGGCTGGGCTGGCAGCCTGTTCAGCGGCTTCCCGCCTTTGCTGCCTTGGCTGCGTCGGGCTGCCTGTCCCGCGCGTGTCAACAGCCTCGGTCGCTTTGAGGATCGAGATCAACTTCTGCATGCCGTTCCACTGCGTGTCGAAGTCCGTCCCGCTTGCCCTAGACGCCTGCCTCACAAGCTCCTGTAGAACATCGCGCTGCTGCTTGGTTGCGCTCAATTTGTTTGCGAAAGCTGCGCCAGCCTTCGCCTGCCCCGCGCCGGCATCAGCACCAGCCGGAGAGAAGGCAGAATTTAGAACGCGCTCAAATGTCTGCCCGATCAGCCGCCTAGCAACCAACTGCCGTATGTCGGGGGTGAAATTTGGGTTTCCTGGGACACCCGCTTGAACATTGAGCTGGGACGCCAAGGATGGATCTCGTTGCTGCAATGCCGAGAACACGGTGCGCACAACCTCATCTGGGCCGTCCAGGATAATATCGAACAGCCGCTTAACGTCTTGCGCGTTGTAGTTTGGCGTTGTGGCAGAGCCAATGCCCGACTCCCTCATGGGCGTGATAAAATTGAACACCTCGTCCGAAACATTGCGCGCCGCATTGCTGGACGCCGTTTGCGACACTCGCCGTTCGATGGAGGAAGGCGGGAATGTCGGCAGCCCAACATCGCCCCCGAGATCCGCCATGCCAAACTCGGGCCGGACAAACGCCTCGACATCCATGGCCAGCTTCATGCGCGGATCAGCGCGCGTGAACGCGTCGCGAACGGCGTTGAGCACCGGACGCATCTGCCCCTCAAGTGCCGTCGCGAAATTCTCCTTCCTGCCAAGCTCGTCCGCAAGGCGGACGTTGTAGTCCTTATATAGGCTGTGCAGTCGCGACGCGGTTGGATAGCGCCCGCCTTGGATCAGCTTACCTCTGAACTCCTCTGCCGTACGACCAATATCCGTAGGCCCCTCGCGCGCTACAATGTCGTCGAGCATCCCTTGAATGCTGCGCACAGCATCACGCGATACCGGGACATTGTCCCTTGCGACCTCCTCAAACAGCCCAGGTTGAGGCCTCTGCCCCTCCCGGCCTCGCGGCACGTTAAGAAGCTCGCGCTCGCCTCTATTAAGCGCGTCCTTTACAAGCGCAGCAGCCGAGCCGGGAATGGCCGCCTCGGAAGCGTCAGGCTGCCCAGTCAACTGCTCAATTTGACGGCGAGCGGCAACCTCCATCTGTCCCGGCACGACCTGCATTTGGCCGCTGGCCGGCGTTGCTCGCGCTACGCGGGCCATGGCAATTTCTCTATTCGTTGGCGTCAGGCCTGTAGCGTTGGCTTGAGAAACGGCCTCTTGCAGGCTCACGTCTCCAGTGATCGCTTTTGTTGCCTCCGCCCCAGAAATATCTACGCCTATCTGTTTGCCTTGCCGCATCAACTCCTGAGCTTTTGTGATCGCCGGGACATCAACCGAGCCAGTGCTCGTGTCTTTCGGAAGTTGCTGAGCCACAAAGTCTTCCGAGCTCGGCAGCCTGCCTAGCTGCCCCGCCGCCGACTTGCCCAAGACCGCCGCCAACGGCACCGCAACGCCGGCCACCGGCCCCCATTCAGCCGCCCCCATCTCTCGAAGCGTTTGATCGGCAACACCACCGGTGGTTGCAAGAGCCGCCGCTGTAGACCCAAAAGGCGACGCGCTCAGCAAAGCGCGCCCCATCTCGCCTGCGGTATTGCGCACGGCAGATCCAACGGCGGTCGGCGCATCTCCTGGCAGCCTCGAATAGGCAAGCAGCGCGTCCTTGTCCGACGCTTGCCTTGGCAGAAACCGAGACGCCAGCTTAGAGCCACTGCGCGCCAAGTTTGTGGCGAAGTTGGTCGCTATGGGGCCGGCTGCGTACTCCATCCCCGTCTGGGCGTACCGCTCTGCTACATTCTCAGGGTCATAGTTTAAGATCGGCGACAGCGCGGGTAGGTTTTCCGACGCCGCCTTAATAATTTCATCGGACTTCTGAGCCTTAAACTGTCGGGGCTTGCCGTCCTCAAAGAGCCACCCTGGCAGCTCGGTGTCCAGTGACATATCCAGACCTGTAAGCTCACTGATAAAGCTCAAAAGGTCAGGGATCGTGCCGGGATAGGCCGCCATGCTCCGCGCCGCCCCGCTGCGAGCAGCCTTTAAGACGCCGGCAAGGGCGTCCGCCGTTGTTTTGCTCTGCGTCTCAGCCATCTTGTTAATTCCTCAGCTTATTTTTTAAGGCGATGACCACTTTGGAGGACAGGACATCCTGAATGTTGGGGTCCTCTCTATACAATTCTGCCAGGCTTTCGGCCTCTCCTGGCGTCATCCCCTTAATGTTTTCTGGCGTCAAATTGGCAGCCGGAATGTTATTGCCGCCAACAAGCACAGCCGTTTCGCCCGCTTTTTTCCGGGCCTGTTCCCTTTTTTCAAAATTGGCGACAACGACGCTGCCGTCGCTCTTCACTAGATCGGGGTTTATGCGAGAGGTGAATGTGACCGGGTTATCTAGCAGGCTCATGGACTTAATTTGCCCAAAATTTTCCTGGTACGGAGCCTCGATCCGTTTCTGCTCCTTGATCAGCGAGGAGTAGACTTTTGATGTAAAAGAGGAGATCTCTTTGCGCTGAGCATCGCTAAGGCTGGCACCGTTTTTGACGTTTTCCACTTGCGTCAACAACTTTTCATAAAAGCCGGAGGTGTCCTGGAACGATCTCTTTTCGCCCTCCATCACGACGCCTTCTTCGACGAACTGCACGGCGAGCTTTAGCAGCATGAAGTCAGACACGCCGCCGCGTCCTTCGAGCGCCGGCAAAAGCTTGTTGTATGTCGCCTGCGCTTTGATGAAGGGCTTGCTGATCCCGTCAAGCTCTTTGCGCAAAGCCGCCATCTGTTGGATGTCCTCTCTCGAGCCCTCCCTTGCCAGCTTGAAAAATGCAGTCAAGCCCTCAAGCGGATTATCGGAGTTTATTGAGGATTCGATCATGGACCTCAGCATGAAGCCGCCGAAATTTGTCAGCCCCTTAAGCTGCTCTCGAACAGGGGCTGGAAGGCTCGCCAGTTTATTTTGAGCCGAGACCTCCGCATTAGTCGTCGCGGCAAGAACAGCATCTGCATTTTCGGGCGTGGCGGCAGCCAGGGCTGCGTATTCTTCATCATCCGAGCGATACGGAACCACGTCGCCAGAAAACGGGTCTACCGTGTCGGCTTGCGGTGTTGCCGATAGGCGCGAGGTGGCTGTGGGGACAACACTGCCGTAGTCCTGCTGCGCGACTAGGGCTGGATCAAGCGGCAACGAAGGGAGCGGCACGCCCAAGCTATCCGCTTCTTGTTGCATGGCCTGTTGCGTCGCGGCATCAAGCGCCCCTTGCGGCGCTGATGGGGCCGGGGCTGGTAGCGGCTCAGTCGCAACCGGTAAGCGCGGAGCAGCTAATGGAGCCGGGGCGGTTGGCACGCGTGCGTTGTTTTGCGCTGTGCGCACAGCTCGCGCGCCATTGGCCATCGCTGTTGTCATCGGCTGAGTAAACGGGGTGACCCCCTGAACGACATCAAGCACGCTCTGCGCTTGAGATCTATCTGCTTCTCGACGGCGTGCGGCTAGGTCCTTCTGGTCAAAGCTCAGTTGAGCATCTCGAATCTGCAAGCCAAGCAGGTTCGCTCTCTGCGCTTGCAGGCCTGCCTCGCGCTGAGCCTTGGCCATTTCCAGAAAATTCTGGCCGAGCGCTTGAGCGCCTTCGCCGAGCCCGCCCAGGGCGTCAGGCGCTTGCCCAAGCGACGGAGCCGGAGCCTGTAGGCGCTGCGCCTGCCCCTGCGGCGCGAGCAGGCCGAGGTTGACGTAAGGCATGGGCTGCCGGAGCAAGCCGGGTGTCGCCATCGGAACTTGTGTAGCCATCATGGTAATCCTCCGCTACCCGCTGCGCCGGCAGCGCCCGCTGCCGCAGCGCCAAACAGACCCAGGCCTTGCGGCCCCAGACCCATGGCCAGCCTCCCAGCGCCGGCCAACAAGCTGCCGAGGTTAAAGCCGCCCGTGCGGATCGGAGCCCGCGTGGTAGACCCCATCGGCGTCTGACCCAGGATGCTTTGACCCAGCGCCAGCTGCGCAAGCGGGTAGTTCTGCTCCTCGAGGAACTGCCGATAGGCGAGATCGAGGTTGCTCTGCGTCATGCCCTGCTCGGCAGCCCCAGCTTGCAGGAGCGCGTTGATCTGCCCCATGCGAGCGGCGTCCTGCGCCTGCTGGGCCGCACCAAGCTGCCCCGCCGCCCCCTGCCGCATTTGAGCCGACGCCATCTGGTTGGCGATGTCCTGCTGGCGAAGCTGCTGGGCGTTCGAGAAGCCGGCTTGGCGCAATTGAGCCGCCGTGTCTGCCGACTGCTTGGCATAGGCCTCGTTCGTCAGCGCAGCCTGCACGCCGGCGCGAGATCCGCCGAAAGCGCCAGCCGCCACGGCTTGATCGTTAACGCCCTGCTGAGCCATCTGCCGCGCGCGGTCAATGTCAGCCAGCGATCGGCTGACGACCATGTCCTCGTATGGGTTGTTGTACGCGCTGAGATCAGAGCCCGCGATCTGACCGCCCTGATACCCGGCGAGATCCTGCGCCACGCTTGCGCCATAATCGCCCGCCGGCTGAAACCCTGCCAGCTGATCGAGGCCCTGCTGCTGCCGCTGCGTAAAGTCGGCGATCAGCGGGGACTGATAGCTGACATACGGGCGGTTTTGCAGCGTCGCAGCGGTCGCTAGCTGCCCCTCAGCGAATTTGCGATACGGCTCCGGGATCTCCGTCGTCGTCGTCGCCGTTTTGGTTCCGCCTTTACTCATGTCCGCAGCCCCTTTCTCAGCGCTACTCCGGCCTCGGTAAAACCGCGACCAGACATCACTCTCCGCCAGCCGGGTCGGCCAACGATCTCCATCCGCTCGGCGTTATTCGCCCGAGCCCAGTCCTCTATGTCGTCATACATCCGCAGACACTCAGCCATGTCGCCGCTCGCCAGCCAAACGCGGCAGGCCCGGCCAGACAGCGGGTACTCGTAAAATTCGGTGATGATGTCCGAGCGGTCGCCCTGCCACCAGTTGGCCTCACCGCCCTTCACCGCCTGCGCGACATGCTCAAGCGCGTGCGTGTCGCCGGCGAAATTCAGCGCCCGTTGCAGTCGATCTAGCCTGTCCATCAGCGCCCCTGTTGATCCTCGATAAGCGTGCCCAGGACATTCGCGACATCGGCAACCGTAGCCGTTGAAGCGTCCAGCGTGCGGGTTGTCGCCGTCGTCGTCACCGCGAACTCGCCGGCCACGCGCTCGCTGCTGCTGTCAAATGCGGCATTGAGCGCGCGCACGAGATCCGCCGCCCAGATCTGCAAGCCGTCAGCAGACGAGGGCGGGTCCGGGAAGCGCGCGACCATCAGCGTGCCGCGTCCAGAAGCTCGACATCGAAGCGCATCTTGCCAACGCGCCACGCAAGCTGCGTCGAGTTGCTAGATGCCTTGAACCGCAGGCTGCGGCCCGTGATCCGCGTGTCCACGGTCGTCGTCGTGCTGATCACGTCATTGATCGCCCCGGCGGTCTCGGTGCCTTGCGGGTAGATCTTCGAGAAAAATTGCAGCTTGAGCGCGTTTGACGCGTCGCTGTCGGTCAGCACGAAGTCCGGTATTGCCTGCCGGATCGCGTACAGGTTCTCGCCCTCGTCGATATAGGCTCCGCCGGTCTCGATCGAGTAGGACAGAGGGTTCCCGTCGTTTCCAGCGCCAGGGATCTCGTGGTTATAGATGTTTCCAGAACTGTCGACCCCGATCGGGTTAAGCTCGATGGAGCGGTCGATCATGGCGGTGCGATCAAGCTCGCCGATCCACCAGACGTCCGCGCCTTCCTTGTATGACCAAACGACGACGCGATCGACCTCGGTGCTGCCGGCGCTCGGATATAGCCATCCGACCTCGCCAAACTCAGCATTGCAGAAGCCGACGATCTTTTGACGCTGCGCGAGGTTGAGCCCCGGCCCCAGATCATCGTTGAACACATGCTTGGCGACCGGACACGGTAGGCTGCGGACCACGCCGTCGTAATATTGGAATTGACCATCCGCCATCCACGCGACAAATGTGTCGCTGGCCGCAAAAGCCTGCTGGCCGAGGATCGGGGCCGCTTCCGCCAGCTTGGTGAGTTGGAAAACGAACGCGCCGCCGACATGGCGCAAGGAATAGGCCGCCGTATCGGTCCAGACCACGATCTCGGCCTTGGTCCTCGATGCCGCGCGGATCTCGCTGCCGTCCAGCAGCCGGACATCCCCGGCGTCGTTCGTCGAGGCAGCCGTCCAGGTCGTAAGCGTGCCCTGCGCTGCCCAGCGGATCTTCATCGGGTCATCATCCGCACCAAATGTGATCAGGTGCCGGCTCTGCGGGTTGACGATGATAAAGTTGCACGGCGGCGCGTTGGTCACCTCAACAGCCCTGGTCGAGACACCGTTCGTCGCGTCCCATTGATAGATCGAGCCCTGCTGCCCTGGCGCGCACAATGCGTCCTCGCCATAGGCTTGAATGCTCCAGACACGCGGAGCCAGTTCGATCGTCGAGCTTGAGCGCGCGGTATTCCAGGTGCTTTCGCCGTAGCCGCCGACGCCGTAGCCGTACTCGAACGTGCCGTCAGCCTCGCCGTTCACCAGGACGCCGCGCGCGGTCATGCTTGCGCCCCCGCCCGTCGTGGTCGAAGTCGCCGCGGAGGTCGCCTCGTACGTGAACGTGTTGGCATCCACGACCGTGGCGACAGAATGCTCGCCGTCGATCGTCAGGCCGCCGACCGTGCCGCTCGCGCCGTCCAGCACCACGCGCTGACCAACGACCAGTTGGTGCGCCGTTGCCGTCACCGTCACCGTGGCATCCGTGTCCGTTGTCGAGATCGGGTCAGTGCCGAGAGAGATCGCGGCAGCCGCAAAGGGCGTGATGTCATTGACGACGCCGCCTTGCAGCACTTGCAGGTGGCTGTGCGTGCCGGCGAAAACATTGCGCGTCCCATCCAGCTCAGCCGACGATAACAGCGTCCGCGCCTTCCCGGTAAACGTGTCTTGCGTTTTCTTCTGCCACCCGCCGATGGTCTCGGCCTTGCCATTGTAAAAACGCACAAGCGACCCGGCGGTGTAGCGGAAGGGCGCATCGACGCCGGGTGCGTCGTCGGTGAAGATACCGGGCCTGGGCTCGAAGCTGACGAAAGTCATGCCGGCGCTCCTACCGCAAGATCACCGCGTGAGCTTCCCAGGCCGAGCAGGCTACTCCAGCAGTGCTGGTGTCCAGCTGGGCAAGGAACTGGAACTCCATGCCGCGATCGGTTGCGCCGATAGCCTTGTCGGCCAAATTGAACATGCAGCTGGCCGTGAGAGGTGTATACGTCGACCCGGTGCCACGGCGTTGATAGACCGCCTCGTAGGGGTAGAAACCGCTGCTGCCGGGTGACCCGCTTTTCTGCTGGATGATCGCCGAGCACAGCGTCGTGGACGCGATGGACGCACTTAGGAACAAATTTAGGGAAATTGACACAAGCTCAGTGCCGGCAGGAAAGACGATCTTGTTGTTGGCTGCATCCGCCATCGAAAGCGGGTCGTGCGTTACGTCGCCAGCGGCAAAAGTCAACAGAACCTCGTTCGTCGTCGACGCCAGCGAGACCTCGGTCTCGGACGCGATCGTCACCGCCGGCATGATCGACAAGGGCTCGACATTGGTGCCGTCGCACCTCACCCAAACTGGCCGCGTGCTCGCCGGGATCACCACGCCCGTGCCGCCGCTCGTCTTGACCGTCACGCTGTATTGATAGGCGGTCGCCTGCGTGCAGCTGTTGGTGACGCAATAGAGCTTGGACTTGGCCGGCACGATGACATTGCAGTCAGCCGTGATGGTGCCAGACAGAGCCAGATGGCTCGCACGCGCTTGGTTGGCCGAGTAGTCCGTCGTCGTCAGCGTCACGTCGCTTGAGGACAGCGCGATGCTGGTACTGCCGGCGACAGACGCCTCGATGAGATCCAGCTGCGTGTTGAGGACGGTGCCCCAGGCGTTGTTGTTCGCCCCGGTGTCCTGCTTTTCCAGGCCGAGGATGGTCGTGGCGGTTGACATTTTTTATCTCCAAACGACAACGGCGGCGGTGGATGCTGCCAGGGCAGCGCCGATCAGAAGCTCGACAAACGGGGACGAGGGCGCGCGGCCCCTCTCATAAAAAAGCTTGCTTTCCAGCACCCAGCCCCAAGGCGCGCCCAGCGCCAAGAGCGCCGTTGGCAGGGACAACCAGAAGTCGATGTAGCCAAAGCACACAGCGGCCGGGACGAACTGAGCGAAACGCATGTGCAGCCCGCAGAGATCTCGCGCAAACGAGGACTTCTCGCTCCAGACCAAGTCGCGCAGCCGGTGTCCGGTTTCGTCGTCCGGCTTGCGATCTCGCCCGAGATCCATTTGTCTGCCCCAGCCATCCGCCTGGGCCGCGAAAAACGCGATAAAACCGAGGGCCAGCGCGACGGCGTCAGGCCAGTCGATGTTCGGCCAGAGCCCGGCGACGAAGGCCAGTGTCATAAATAGCGGCGTCGCCAGGAGCGTCAGCCAGCGGGTCGTGCCGAGCCGTAGCGGCCAATGCTGTTGGCGGTATAGACTTCCTCCGCGATAGGCCCATGTGATGCAGAGAGGAAGAGATAAAAGTAAGATTAAGAGTTCCATATTGAGAATTTTATTGAGTTACCCAATTTTGTAGATCTTCATTCCAATACCAAAGTTCTCCGTCTTCTGGATATGGAACGGGAGCCTCCCAAAGACAGGTTTCCTCATTTAAAGTCCAAGAAGGGAAGAGCTGCGGCGGAATAAACGCATCTCGCTGCCGGTCGTAGGCATAGCCGATGCCAGCGTGGTTTTTACGCAGGGCAACGCCGCCATCCGGCGTGTCGCTGTTGGGCGCGTAATGCACCCCGCCGCGCGTGTTGTAGCTCGTCTGGACCCACTCGCCAGGCTGCGCATCGACGAACTCCTGTTCAGCAACGATGACCTGGGTGACGACATCGTTCTCAATTTTCGCGAAATGGCTCATGCCGTGTAGCTCCCGGACGAATTATATTGCAGCACGGTGTAAGAGCCGTCTGTCGTGACGGTCGGGCTCCCGGTCGTCGTGCCGCTATAGTCGCTCGTAAGCAGTCGCAAGATAACGACGCCAGAACCTCCTGCGCCCGCCGTGCCAGCGCTATACCCGCCGCCGCCGCCGCCGCCGCCGGTATTTGCCGTTCCCGCAGTACCATTCCCGCCATTTGTGCTGTTGCCAGCGCCGCCGCCGCCGGATCCGCCCGTTGCCTGTGAGCCATTATGATGGGCACCACCGCCACCGCCCGCGCGCGTAACCGACGACCCTGTGATGGTCGACGCGAGGCCTGCGCCGCCGTTCCCCGCGCCCGCCTCCCCGCTGGAGCCGTCCGCACTCGCGCCGCCGCCGCCGCCTTGTCGCCATACGTTTTCGCCGACAGAGTTGGCGTTACCTATTCCACCCGCCTTGCCCTGGTTTGCCGTTCCCGACCCGCCCGTAAACGACGACGAGTCGCCGCCTGCCGCACCGCCGCCCGACCCTCCGGTAAAGCCATTCTCACCATTGTTCCCAGTGCTATATCCGCCGCCATGACCACCGCCGACCGACGTCACTGTGGTCTGCCCTGTCGCCGCAATGCTGCTATCGGTGCCGTTTGTATCTGAGGCACCGCCAGCGCCGACCGTAACGGTGATTACCGTACCTACATCAACCGCCCACGCTGTTTCTGCGGCAGAATTAGCGCCTGACGTTCCATATGTGTGGCGATAGCCGCCAGCCCCGCCGCCGCCGCCTAAACTGGCCGACCCCGCCCCCGCACCGCCGCCGCCCGCAATTACAAGATATTCAAGTGTGACCCCGACGATGGGCCATATGCCTTTGGCCTGGGCTTCCTGCGCCCCAGCGAGCGACCAGATCCCAGACGCGGCGGATGTTGTGGGTGTGTTGATCGGGCCAACGATCCCACCGTTTCCAGGCAACCGGCTCATGCCGTGTAGCTCCCCGACGAATTATATTGCAGCACAGCGCACGAACCTCAGTTATCCGGGTACGCTTCAGTTGGTACGCTAATTGAAGTGCTGGCCGTGTTATACCGCGCGACACCATCGGTCACCCGGATGTCGTCCAGGTATCCACGAAAGGGGTAATTGCTGACAGCCGAATGGAAACCAAAACTTGATGTTGCACTCGTGTCCGTAAACCCCGCCGTTGCCGTGCCTACGCGGCTTCCGTTGAGCCACCACGCCCAAACCCCGCTTTCTCTCACGATCGCGAAATGATACCACTGGCCGGACGAAATAGTCGTGGTGATACGGGGCGTGAAAAGGCCGATGGTCGAGCCGTTGTTGTGGAAATTTATCCCGTCATTCCACGACGTGCTGCTTGAGTTTATCACAATGCCACCGTACCCCGCTGTGCCGTCCCAATAGACCCAGCCCTCGACCGTCCAGTCGGCTGACCCAAAGTCGAGGAGCGTAGAGGCGTAGTCCAGTTTTGTATTGTTAAACCGCCGCGAGCCGGACCCGTATTTTACAATGGTGGTCTCGCTTGTTGACGTGTTAGCCGTCGGCGAATAATTCCCCGAGGCGTCAGTTACGTCGCCGTCGAAATGCAACAGCAGCGTGACGTTGGCCCACTCAGGGTCCTCTCCTAGTATCGGCCAAATTCCCCCGCCCTGCGCTTCCTGGGCCTCGGCAAGGGACCAAACACCAGACGCCTCAGAGGTGGTGGGCGTGTTCGCAGGCCCGACGATCCCGCCGTTCCCGGCCATTAGCTGATTTCCTCGAACGAGCAAACAGCCTCAAGGTCGCCAGTCGCATTTGCGGTTAGACGGAGGGCATCGCCCTCCAGCAGGTACAGCGGCTTGCTCAAAACATCCAGGCTGGCATCAGCGGGGACCACGACCGTCTTGGCGATATGATAGGCGGTGCTTGACCGATAGAGATCGGCGGTTACCTCCGCGTTATTCGTCCCGTCGATATTCGAGACGATGAGCAGGTTGACCTTGTAAATTTTGCCGGACGCCGCCGAATTAGTGACGATGGCCGTCGCGCTCGTGCCGACCGCCTGGACGGCGGTGTTACCATTGATCGTCGCGACATTTACAATATTGGGGTTAGCCATTTCCTAGCCTCCAAAAACGATCGCGAGCGCGATGCTTTTTCCGGCGGAAATGCCGCCGTTGTTGTCTACATATTGTTTCGTCGCAGCCTTTAGGGCCGCGTCAGGATCTCCAGCCAGCACTAGGTCGCCAGTCATCGTGCCGCCCGCCAGGGCGAGGTAGTCAGCCGCCGCAGCCGTCGCCATCGTGCCTAGCCCGAGGTTGGTGCGTGCCGCCGAGGCCGTGGAAGCGCCCGTGCCGCCATCAGCCAGCGCGAGATCGGTGATGCCCGAGATCGACCCGCCCGTGATCGCCACCGAATTAGCCGCCTGCGTCGCCATCGTGTCCAGGCCGAGGTTTGTGCGCGAGGCCGACGCCGAGGAGACATCTGACAGGTTATTCGCCGCCGTCAAAACGCCTGAGGCAGATATATATGCAGCGACCCAGGAGGAGCCGTTGTATACCTTCATCGCGTTCGCGACGGTGTCGAAATAGAGATCCCCCGTGTCCAGGCCAGTGGTCGGAGCGGTCGCTGACGCGCCGTGATACTGGCCCTGGAAAGTCGCCAGATCCGCTGCCGCCGCCGAGGCAGATGCCGCCGAGGCCGTCGCGCTTGTGGCCGAGGCCGTCGCCGAGGTGGCGCTGGCGGTGGCGCTAGTCGCGCTATTGGTGGCCGAGGTCGCCGCTGCCGTCGCGCTGTTGGCCGCGTTTGTCGCGCTGGTCGCCGCTTGATCGGCCAAGGACTGGCTGATGGCGCTCCCGCCGGAGATGTTTGTCCAGGTGGTCATACGACATTCCCCCCAGGCGTCACGCGCAGGCTGCCGCCGGCATGCGTCGATGACTTGTTCGCGGTGTTGGCCACCCGCACGGCCTCGTCGAACAGGGCCTCGAAACGCTGCAACGTCTTCGCGTCCATCAAATAGTTCTGCATCTCGACCAGCGAGCCGTAGAGGTAGACGCGCGGGAAGTCCGTCAGCACCGCGTTTTGCGTTTGGCTGTCCGACAAAGCCGGCACCTTTTGGTAGTAGCCGATCTCGACCGTCATCGACCCGCTCGGGGCCGGCATCAGGCGCAGCTGCGAGCCAACGATCGTGAACCCGCTCGGCTGGCCAGCGCCGCCGTAGGGAAACTGCTTGTCGAGCGCGATCGGGCTGTAATAGTCGAGCACGGTCGTCTTGCTGTTGGTCAGCTTGACCTCGCGAGCCTCGATCCAGTCATCAGGCAGATCCAGATACTCGGCGGCGTCCGTTGTGGCGCGCGCGACCATCTGGCGAACACGCAGCTTCGCGTTGATCCGCTCCTCGGCAAGCGCGATAAAGTCGGGGATCTGCGTCGTCAGATCAGTGCGGTTCCCCCACTCCGCGACGGCGGTCTTCAACTCTGCGTATGTCGAGATGGCCATGTTACGTCACCAATTGCAGCTTGGGCTTGTCAGGCTCGACGGCCTCGTCAGCGGCCAGGGTGTAGGAATAGGGGCCGATATGCTGGACATGACGGCTCAGATCGGCATCGCAGAACACCTTGACGCCTGCCTTGCGCAACTTGCGGCCAAACGTGACATCCTCGCCGTAGCAACGAGCATTCGTCGGCGGGATCGGCTCGAACGCGAAAAACGGCAGGTCGATCGCGTCATAGGCGCTCATCGAGACCAACATTAGGCCAAACCCCATATGCGCGACCTCGATCAGCCCCGTCGAGCCAGCGCTCAAAGGGCGCTCATCAAGCGTCAAAGCGGTCGGGCGAGCCTCGGGCTCCTTGCGGGCGTAATTGACCCCCACGACGTGCTTGCCGTGGTTCAGCAGCCTGTTCAGCGCGTCCTTGGGAAAGCGCATGTCGCTATCCACCCAGAGCATGTGCGTCGCGCCGTACTCGTAAGCCTCGGCGACCAGCTTGTGCCGGATCTCGGGCAGGATCGAGCCCTGCGCCGCGATCAGCCGCGCCTCTTTGGCGAAGGGCGCGCTGGACGCCTCAAAGTGTTGCAACATCTCGGCGATCGAGACCGCCGTTGCCGTGACCAAGTGGCCGGTGTTCGGGACCGCCACCAGGATCTTGATGCCCTGATCGTTCATAGTTGACCCTCCCAGACGCGGAAGTCGCGATGATCTGGATCGTTGGCCCAGCGCTTCCAGGCGCGTCGGTCATTAAACCAGCCCTCCTGGAAGGATCGTTGCAGAACATCCTCGGGGATGATCGCAGCCAGCCGCATGTCCTTGTGCAACGGCTCGTGATCGTTCAGATCGCGCAGAGCCTTGGCGCTCTCGCGCAACGCGCCGGCATCGACCTCAACGCCGATGTGCAGGTCGTCGCCATCCACGATCGTGACATTGCGAGCTGTTGGCGAGAAAGCCTCGCGAAACGTCTGCTTGTGGGACATCGAAGCTCCAAAAGAAACGGGGGCGGCAATGGCAAGCCGCCCCCGCGGGGTCGGCGGGCTGGGAGAACCCGCCTCAACGCGCTTAGGACGTGGTCAGGTCAGCCACGACGCCATGAGCGGCCTCGTTGCGGACTTCGAGCGTCCACTCGGCGCGGAGGAAACGGCTCTCCGCATCGCCGGTCTTGGCAAGCTCCTCGACCGCGAAGGGCCGGAGGTAAGCGACAGCCGCGTATTCCGGCGAGAGCACGAACGCATCGCGAGCCCGCTGGAAGCGGTTGGCGATCACCTTGAGATCACCAAAGTCGGACGCGTAAAGCGACGCCGCACCCTGGATGCGATCCTCGGCGATCATCTGACGCGCAGACGACCGACCCGTGAACCCGGACACGGTTTGCTTGTTGAAGCTCCCGACCGTCAGCAGTTCCGGCTCGCCGCCGTTGTCGAAGACCTGCTGCATGACGGACTTGAGCATGGCCTCGGTAAAGGCTCGCTGCGTGCCGTCAGTCGCACCAGCGGTCGCGGAAGCGGCATCAGCGCCACCCGTGCCACGGCTGTCATTGCTGGTGATCCACGAGCCGAGGCCACGGCTTTCGCGCGCGGTGGTCGCATTACCAGCATTGTAGCCCTGGTTCGCGGTGATGATGGTCTCCATGTCGCGCTTGATCTCGCGCGAGCGCTTGGCCAGCTGGTAGGCAAGCTCGGACGCCCGGCCCGCGTGGCTGACGGCGTCTTGAGTGCCGGTCACAGCCAGAGCCTTGTACGAGATCGTGCAATAGTTCTCGACCCGCGAAGTCGCCGTGGAAGCCTGCGCCGAAACGACGTCGCCTTCCAGCAGGACGTTGGCGGTGGTGTTAGCAGACAGGCTGTCCGTCTGCCATTCGTGCTTGACGGCGGTGGCCTTGGTCTGCGCGACCGATGAAAGGATCGGGGTGTCGACCGGCGAGATGTCGTAAATGCTGTCGACTAGGTCTTCCCGGTTGCCCACCGCCGAGTAGGTGGTGAAGGCGTTGGTGATGAGAGCCATGGTGGCCTCCTATTAGACAAAGTTTCGGAAAACAGCAGCCGCGTCACGCATGCTGCCGGTCTTTCGAAGTCTTGATCTGGCCTCCTTATAGGCTCGCTTCTGCGCCCCATCCGGCTCAGCGCGGCCAGCCTGCGAGATCACCGGCGGCTTGCTTGCCACCCGCTTCGCAACATCTGGCGCGGCGCTTTGAGCGCGCACGGTCCTCAACGCATCAGCCGCCATTCGGATCTGGCGGTGGTCCCACCAATTCAACATCTCCTGGTCCCGGAACCCGTAATGACGCGCTACCTCTTGGATGTCGGCGGTGAACGCCTTGTAGCGGTTGGGGTCCTTCAGATCCGGGTGATGCTTGGTGAGCGCATTCCACTCGGTGTCCAGCAAACGCTGATGCAACTGTTGCGCCTCGGCTCGACGCTGGGTCACAACGCCATCGAGTTGCGCTTGTAGCTGCTGGCGATCCAGAAGCTCCTGGCTCCACGCGTCCTTCTGTGTCAGGTACTCGATCACATCAGTCTCGCGCAGAGCAGCATCTGGCTGCTCAGGCATAGGGCTCGACAGGTACGCTTGCACCTGCTGGACCCACTGATCCTGCGCTTGCCGCTCAGGGCTCTGCTGGCTTAGAGCCTGCATCTGTGCTTCGGTAAATGCCGGATCTACCGGCTGCTCGTCGCCGCCCGTATACGCTGCCTTCAACTGTGACAGCGGCACCTGCCGGATCTCGCCATTGACCTCGACCTCGAAGGACGGCTCAGCGGCGGCGGCTGGTTCGGGGGCTTCTTCAGCGTCTTCCAACGCTGCCTCGTCGCCGGCATCCGCCGGCTGTTCATCGCTTTCGAAGAAACGGCGCATTTCCTGCGCGGCCTCGTCGATCGTATCGAAAGGGCGTCGCTCGACAGTCGCCTCGTCCTCGACCGGGTCATCGACCAGATCGTTTTCGACCATCTCTGCGGTAGCGTCGCTCATCAGATAAACCTCTGTCTGCCTCTAATTTCCTTGGCCTCTCGGCCATGCAGCCGACCCGTCGCGACATGCGACTTCAGCTGCGCCTTGACCTGCTCTATCACCTTGAGACCATCACGCAGGCGCATCACGCCGCGCTCGTCCTCGGTCTTCAGAAGCATGTCCAGATACGCGGCTGTCAGATCGGCAAACGCGTTATGCAGCAATGGATGCTCCAGCAGCATGCGCGCATCACCCGCGCGCAGGTCAGCTTCCTCGGGCGTCAAGATCAATTGCTCTCGTCAATGCCTCGGGCGCGGTAGAGCGCGATCGACATGGCTTGGGACTTACCCAGCTGTTGGTCGCTCGGCACGTCCTCGCCGTCGTCGTTGCGAACGGTGAACAGCTGGCCCGAATAAGGCTGGCTGTAGTCCACGTCGTAAGTCCCCCCGCCGGCGTCCTTGAACAACTCAAAGACCGAAAACGGCGTTTGGTTGCCGAAATTCGCTTGGCCCAAAGCGCGCTCCAGGCGCATCAGATCGCGCATCGTATACGCGCCCTTGCCCTGCTCCTCGCCCACGTCGGTAGCGCCAGTGCCGTCATCGGGCACGAACGTGCCCTCGGGCTGGATCGGCGTGATCTGGGTGCCGCCAAGCACGCCGGCCGGAGCCGCAAGGCTCGTCTGCATCGGCATGCCGGCCATCAGACCCATTGGGCCTTGATAGCGGCCACCCTGTACCGGGTCCGGTACAGTGCCACTCATCGCCGCCTGCGGGTTGACGCCGAACAGGTCAGGCCGCGCCAGGGGCCGGTACTGATAGCCTTGCAGGACGCCACCAGCGAATTGCTTCTGCTTGGCGAGCTGATCGTCCTTCGACAGCTTCGCGCCGGGCAGCGTCATCATCTGAGGCTTGTAGACCGGCAGGCGCGGATCGACCTGCGACGGAGCCGGCATGTAGTTGTAGCCGCCGAACATCACCATAGTTTCAGCCCTTCTTTTTCTTGCCGGACTTCACCGGCTTTCCGGCCTTCTTGGCGGCAGCCTTGGCCTTCGCCATCCCCTTCGCCGTGTAGGCGTAGTGCTTCTTCCCGACCATCGGCACGGCAGGTCTCCTCGTAGCAATGCAGGTGTAGGTTGGTTCCATCGCCCAGCACGATCAGGCCGGGCACGTTTAGGTCGATCAGCCGACCGCAGGCTTGACAGGGGACATCTCTCTGACGCGGCCTCGCGCCCGATGTCCGTCGCCTCAAACTTTGGCCGCCTGGATGCGCAGCTTTTCCTGCTCGATCTGGTATTTCATCTCGGCCTCGCGCTCCTTGAGCGATACCTCGCGCTCGCGCAGCGCAAGCTCAGCGGCCTTGCGATCGGCCTCGGCCTGCAACTCAGCGCCCATCTTGACGCTGTCCACCTCGGCCTCAAACGCCAGCTTCTCGCGCTCAAGTTCGAGCTTCTCGCGCTCGATCTGGACCTGCGCCTTGATCAGCTCAATATTCGGGTCAGGCTGCGGCGGGGGCGGCGGCGGCTGCGTTGCCGGGTCCTTGAAATACCGCGCCGGCGACGTGATGCCCGCGATCCGCAAAAGCTCGCCAAGCGTGTTGTAGTATTG